GGATCCTTGTAGTTTGGCACATAAAGAATCATGGCCAAACGGTTGGTTTCGTATAAGTATACTTCGTCCCATACTTTAAGAGCTTCCTTGGCATTGCTTGATCGAATCGTACGATCAACGTCACCAAGAATACTTTCAATTCTAGTAGAGGGCGATGAGGCTACCTCGGTCTTTTTCTCAGCTGTATCACAGCGTCCAATCTGAATTATGATCTTATCGTAAAAGAAAGAATCAGGAACAGTATTAAGTGACTCCTCCAAGCGGGCATAGTCACCCGCTGGAACAGAAACTGTAAAATACCCTAGATGATACCTTACTCTACTTTTGTCAAAATCAGATAATTGCACTTTGTGTTATCCTCATTTTTTTATTATAAGTCAAGTAACTATCCAAGCATGCCAGAAAGAAAATCTGTTGTTGCCTGTTGCTTTCCCTGTATGTAAGGATTGTATTGCAAAAATTCATTAACAAAAGCTCTATTGCTATTCATCCTGCCTGCAATCATACTATTTAATTTTTCACCAAACAGACCAGTTTCTTCTTTTGGTTCACCGTATAAAAGTTTTTCCATTAAAGTTGCCACAGCATTGGCACCTTCTTTTTGTCCTTGTACACGCTGATCAAGTGCAACCTGGGACTCAGAAGACGGTAATTGAGGAACTTCCGGAACAAGTAAACCCCTATCTTTTTCTGGTCGATCAACATTACCGTGACCTACACGGTATAAAACCTTACCAGATGGATCTAATGCTTCTGAAAAGTATCCATACCCTCCTCCTGAACCACGTCTTACGCTTCCTCCTGCAACCGTAGGGATATAAATAGAAGCATCTTCTACAGCTCCTTTTTGAAATCTAGACTGGCCTTTAAAAGGAACGTAGAAATCATAAGAACTGAAAGTTGCAGACGAGGGTGCGTGTGCTCCAGCTACTCTTTGAAGCAGTGCTGCTCGTTCTGAAAAAGGTACCTTGGGATTATAAATATTACCCGAAACACCTGCATTAGAGAATTCAATGTTTCTTTTATTTTGCCCATATCGCTCAGCAAGAGTATCAAAAACTTTTACTCGTTCTGCAAGGGGTAACGAATTTAAAAGTTTAAGATCAACATGATAATCAGTAGAACCACCTATTTTTTTAGAGGGTCCAGTAAAGCCTGAGCGGACAGTAGTCATATAAATATTTTATTACTATTCTAAAATAAAAAACCCTGCCGAAGCAGGGTTTATATCACACACGTACCAGATTGGCAGCAAAGACAGAATCCCAATCAACCCGGCGTACTTGCTTTAACTGTTCTAAGTTACTAAATCTTTCACCGGAAAGACTCATCTGTATATCCTTGATCTCTCGTGCAGTCTTAAGGCCAATTCCCTTAATATGATCAGCAATCATTTGTGGTGTTGCTGAATTTATATTAAGGCGAGTTTCGGGTGGAAAACTACGAGGTTCTTCAGCTGCTGCTTTATCTTTTACTTGTAGAGTCTTAACCGTTTTAGTGGCAGACTCATCGGGCTTGATCTCGTTTTTGTAAACGGTAAAAAGGCGACTGTCTTGATCTTCGACCAGGAACCAATCGCCGTTATCCCATTCACTAATAACCTTGACCCGAGCACCGGTTTTTGTGTGTTGGTAAAGCATAGACACCAGAAGTTCTGGTATTAGTTTAACCTAATCAGCTTACGGTGCGGTTGGGCAGGTAAGCTTCAATCTCCGAGTAATCGGGAGCGTTATCGGGAACGATGTAGCAAGCTTCAACCAGGATGTAACCGGTGAGGCCAGAAGCAACATCAGCATCAGAGATGTACACACCACCAGAAACGGAAGTGCCATCAGAGGTGCCCTTGGCATATACCTTGAAGGTAGTACCAGTGGTGAGTTGCTTGTAAGCAAGGCCGCTGTTTACCAGGCCAGAAGCAGCATTGATCTGTGCTAGGGCAGAGGTAAATACAGGGGTGGAGCCAAAGGCTTGGCTGGCACCTGAGAAGAAAATCTTAGCAGATGCATCACCAGAAACCGTTGAGGTCAGGAAAGCAGCAGCAACAGGTTCGCCGGAAGCAGCAACGGGGCTACCAGCGTTATCACGACCAAAGGCAATGACGTTACCGGTGGAAGCATACACACCAGAAGACACACGACCATCGCCCCAACCGGAGGCAATAGAAATGGCAGTACGGTAGATGTACGCAGATTGGGTGGTGTCACCACTGATCACCATACCAGTGATGTCAGGACGGGTGTCGTCTTGACGGTAGGGTGAAGGAATGATCACGCTCATGGCTTGACCATAGGTGGCGGCGCTGCCTGAGGCCCAGGTTACGGGCACATAACCACGTTGTTGAAAATAGCGCCAGCCGGGAATAGCAAGAACGGATGTGGGGCCATCCTTGGAAGCATTAACGGTGGTGCCGCCGGTGGTATCAATGTTTTTGTACCAGCCGTTGAGGGCTTCTACCCAGTTGCCGGGGTAGATCTTTTTAGTAGACAGGTAGGTCATTTATCTCTCCGTGTTGGTTTACTTATTAATATCAAAGAATGCCGTAATCGCTGACGAAGCTGTAGGCGTTGGTAACAAAGTCCTTGTTCAGGATTTCAAAACCAGCGTACAGTTGCCAGATCAAGATGATAAAGCGGCTGAAGTCATCATTGTTATTGATGAGCACTTGAGCGTTAGGACCACCAACACCCACGCCAATAGCTTGGGGACCAAAGAAGAAACCTTGGGCAACTTCTTGGCTGCTGTAGGAAGGGCTGTCAGTGAAGCTAGCGGAAACGTTCTTGGTGGGGAAGTTGGTTGATTCGTAGAACTTCACACCTTCAAACTGAACGCCAGTAGGCATTACAGGTTCGCCAGCGAGGAAGTAACCTTGACCAGCTTGAGGACCTTGGTAGAAGCTGGCGTTGTTAGGCATCATGGGGTTACCCATGTACATGCCTTGACCAGGGTTACCAGAGTAACGGGCGATCTCACGGAAGTCAGCATCACGACGCAGGTGCATCATGAATGTAGGATCGCAAATGCAACGATACAAACCATCAGAGAAGGTAGGAACGTTACGCTTGCGCAAATCCTTAACAACGTTCAACAAATCAGTTGAAACGTGGAATTGCTGAACTTGTGCTGCGTATTCAGCAGTGGTGTAAGCAACTTGACCAGAAGCATTCTTGTTCTTACCACCAGCGAAGTAGTAACCACCTTGGGTGGTAGAGGCTTCACCGTTGGCTTCTGCCTTGGCAAGTTCGTCAATGAACACACGGTCGCGCCACCGGCGATAGTCGTCCAAGAGGGTCAGTGAACCAATGGACTGGTGGAACATATTCAGATTACCTGTATCCAGAAGGAGACGTTGGGCGGTAATCAGGGTTTCCCGTGCAATCTTGAAGGTCGAAGGTTGGGTGGGATCAGACGGGTCAGCGGGACCAGTGTATTCCTTAAGCACCACAAGGACTTTTTCCTTGGTGATGTTACGGCTGTTGGCGGTACCGATGGTTTGATCGGAAATCCGTTCGCGGCTGTCCTTGGTACCAGGAGTACCCCAGAACTTGTAGCGATCTAGTTGTACGGTTTGGCCAGGTTGGCGGGTGAAGTCATGGACCACCACGGGCTCAACGGCCATTTCGCAAATGTATGCGGGGTGGGGCCGATACAGTTCGGCACCAAGAATCTTCGGAAAATCGTTATCAATAAACACTTGGTTTTATCCTCCGGTGTCGTAAGAAATTTTATCGGTGAAAGATTCAGACATGAACATGTCTTATCTTTATGAATTTTAGCAGGTATTAATTTAGATGTTGACTCTAATACCTGGTGGGTGCTGATGCTGTGGTCTGTTTGTACATAGGACGCGCCATTTGAGAATTACTTGAACCATAACCCTCAGGGTCAACATAGTTAGATTGCATGCCTGGAATACCAACCATGCCAGCGGCATTTGCAACACCGCCACCAACTAATCCACCAAGGCCACCTGCAGCTGTTAACCCAAGTGGAATTCCTGCAGTGTTAATAAGACCTTGGCTGACACGAAGAGAGTCCTTAAACAGTTGTCTCGTTTGTTCTGGATCTGCTCCTTCTTGAACAGATTTCCTCATTAAATCACGAGCAAATTCTGCAGTACGAATGTCATTTTCAGACATTTTTGCTCTGTGAGCAGCTGACCCTGGATTATCTGAAAAAGTAGTACCAAGATCACGCATTGCCTTAGTTGCTTTTCCTCGAAGACCTGGAATCTGTGAGCCTAGAGTAGCCCCTAGTGCACCTGCACCTAATGCTTCAATTCCTAATCGACCAGGGCCTTCTTCAGTAGCTTGCCCAGAAACAATGTTTCCCAAGGTAGCAAGGCCAGCGGCACCAAGACCTCCAGCCACTGCAGAAACTACTGGATTTTTGCTAATTGCATTAGCATATTTACCAGCAAATTGCATCATTGCCTTACTCCATCACAAACAGTTTGTTTGCAACGGTGCCAGGCTGAGCTTGGTTCAGAAGGCGCCAAGCATTTTGGGGATCACGTGCCATTGCTTCGTTGAAACCACCCCAGAAGTTTTGAGGTTGTTGGGGAGCAGAAGCAGCGGGGGGAGCAGGAAAGTTCCCATAGCTGGGGTTCACTTGCTCAGTGCGATAACCGGGAGTTTCCAATTGGGACTCACTTTCATATACGGGATAAGGACCTTCTGGACCGAAGAACTTCAGGGTGTAGTCACTCAGTACATCAGGATTAGTCAGAATTTCGTTATAAGCGAGATTCTCTTGGTGCTCATTTACAGCAAAGTTGGCGTAACCATTTAACAGATCTTTTGCTTTAAAGCCCCAGGATACGGCACTATCAAGCATCCCTTCGAGTTGAAGGGCATAGTTATTTAGGACGGCTGGTGCTTCTACCCCGAACGCGTCGATCACCTGACGGCTTTCGTTGCTCAGGTTGAGGTAGTCCGCTACTTCCGCCAGTGAGGGACTGGAGGAGGTTTGGGAATAGTTGGCTGAGGATGCCTGGTTGGGATACGAGGTCTGCGTCTCCCAGCTGGGCGTAGGTTGGGCGCTGGGCACCTGACCATAATTGGCCGGGGCGTACTGTGTTGTCGGAGCCGAGGGTTGCCCCTGGAACGGGGATTGGACTGGTGCGCTCAGCAGCCCCACTACTTTGTTGAACGCCGATTCCCACGGATTCCCCTGGGGAGCCGCTTGTTGGGATTGGGGGGCGTACTGAATAGGGCTTGATTGGTAACTGGTAGCTACCTGAGCTGGGACTGCTTGGGGGTAGCTGGTACCCACCTGGTAATTGATCGGTCCCTGGTAAGCCGGTGCCGGAGCTTGAGGAGCCGGTACCGCCACGTAGCTGCTTGGAGCTACTGCTGCCTGTACTGGGCTCATCTGTGGGATCGATTGGACGGTAGCGTCCTGCATAACTCATCTCCTTTTGTAATGCTTCTAATGTGCGATACAGATAAGGTGTGAGGTCGAGACGAGGGTCTGCGGCCATCGGTAAATCTGGTGATTGTGGATGAGGGGTCTGCATCATGCCCCCCACCAACTTGGCAAATTGAGAGTATGCACTCTGTAATTCACCCACCATTCTGAACGGGAACCCCGATAACATCGCGGCCCGCTCCTCATCCGTTTTTGACGGGAAGAGGTACTTCAGTGCTTCAATACTATCAACACCTAACTCTTGGAGGTTACGTACCACAATAGAATTGTTTAGAACATCTTGTGTTGAGTCCTCATAAACAGGACCTAACCAGCGCCAAAGCATGGTTACATCACCATCTGGAATCAAGCCAAGTACACCGGTTGGTATATGTTGCGTCTTAACACATGCCATCATTACTTGTTTGACTTTTTCTTCGAAGCCACTCATTGCTGCATCATATAAATCAAGCTCTTCTTGACGAGCATCATCTGCTGGTTCCACTGGCTTTTCAATGCCTGTAGCAGCGGCTAGTGTTTCACGGAATAAGTGTTCTTCTTGGTAGATAATAAGTTCTAAACACCGGCAAATACCGTAAGTGTAAATAGCATTTGCTTTTTTCTTGGATGTTGCTGACACACGACCAAACAATGACTTATATTCGGTAGCTGTTACGCCTGCAGAGATGGATAGTTCGTCTACACCACCAAGAGCAGTACGTATTTCTTCTCGATATTGGCGAGCAAAGCTATTTTGGTCACCAGTGATAGCATCAGGGACAATATAACCGACTCGGTCATTAGGTTCCAGGTTGGCAATCACCCGTGGCACCCGAATTTGACCGTCCATACCCCTGGAAAGGGGATCAGACTTAAATCTTGACTGACTTAACGCGCCCA